TTTTAAAAAAATTTGATTATTAAACTTTATTCAAGTATAATATAATAAAGATAAGTAAATCCGATAAAAATGGATCCTGTTAATGTTTTGGTTAACAACTTAAGAGAAGAATCATGTGGAAAACTCCGATTAGAACAGGAGAAGGAAATAGAAAAAGGAGAGAAAAAAGAAGATAAAGATTCACCCGCTAGTTGTGCTATTAAGTGTATAGATATTCAAAAAGAAAAAGAAAAGTCTAAAAATGTCTGGGGAGATTCCAACTATAATGATATTACTAAATTGGAATCTAATAATGTCGGGGAAGTAGGTGAAACATTCTTAGAAGATTTATGTAGAAAAGCAGATATACAATCTAATATAGATGGTACTAAGACAAAACAAAAAGGGGGTGGAGTAGGTGATGGTGAAATAAAAAATAAATCTAATGAAATTAAAACAGCGAGATTAGGAAATGGTGGGTCTAAAAGTTTTCAACATGAATTAGGAGAATATCCATGGAAAGCCGAATACATGACATTTATTGATTTTTCACCAACAGATATATACCTTACAATATTTAAAAACTGGGATGAAGATTTTTATAAAGAATCTGGTATGGATAAATCTAAAAAATGTCTCCCATATTTCCCTTCAAAAACGATAACACAAAGGAAAGGTGGTTTTAATTTTAAACTGGATACATCTTTACCTATTAATGAAGAAAATGTAAAAAGAGGATATACATTAAAAATAACAGAAAATACTACATTTATGGATGTAAAGAATTATATTAATAAAACTATCACATAATATCTATTAAGGCATCTGTTATTTTAGATACTCTTAAATTATAAGCGGAATTAGTTGAAAGAAATGAAATTTTCCCCCAATCTATTTTTTTAGAATTAATTATATTTTCTTCTTTTTTGTCATAAAATACAACACCATATCCCCTTTTTTTCGGCAATTCTTCAAAAGTATTATATACCTTCATATTTTCAATACCAAAACAAGTTGATGGCATGTATATATCACATTTATCTAACATTTTTTTATTTCTCGTTGAACCAGATGTCCCACCGTCAGATAGAGAATAAACCTTGAATAGTTTATTATCATTTGATTTCAGTTTATATTTATCATTTATTATACCTTTCGACCATATTTGCAATATAACATTAACTTTAATGTCTTTTCCTGTTGGGTCATAAAAGTTAGTATCTATTTTTTCGGAATAAATTAAATTATAACCTTGAACTCTTTTCATAGGAGATCCCCTTCCATCACTTTCAAATAATGGTGGTAATAGGAAACAGAGGTGATCTGAAAACTTAGATGAATGATTTATAAACCGTAAAGCCAAATTACCCCTCAAACCAAAAGGCGGATTCCCTATTGTAATATACTTTCCATTATTTCGAGGTTTCCATTTTAAATAATCTTGTTTAATAATTTTATCATGTCTTGGTTCTATATCAAGTGAAATTGTATTTTCTGGTAATAATTTAGTAAAAGATCCATCTCCAGCAGAGGGTTCTATAAATGTATATTGATTTATATCAATCTTATTTTCTCTCATAATATTCTGAAAAGTTTCTATAGTGTATTTACTAATATTGGTAGGTGTAAAGAATTGATCTTTTTCTTTATGTGTAAATTTCGTATAATCTATATCTCCATTACATAATTTTTTTATTTCAAATTGATAAGATTTAGGTACTTTTTTATTATCGACCCATCTCTGCACTGTTCCATTTGCGATATTTAATTCTGTTGCTATATATTTTAATCCTTTATTTTTTATTAATTGAATAATATTATCCATAAGTTCATCTAGAATATCCATATTATCTATATTACTATTTTGAATATTTGAAATCAAATTTTTATTTTTAATTTCAATTTCTCCATTTTCAGATAATTCCTGTAATTTTTGCTGAACCTTTTCTTCTATTACTTTATTTTCAATTGGCTTACAAGGTCTTTTTCGTTTTTGGTGATTCATAAAATGTCCTTTTTGAGTAAAAACTTTTCCACATTTTTCGCAAGTATATTCTTTAACCATTTAGTTATAATATATAATTTTAAATTTTAAATTATAATTAAAACATTTATGTTAACTATTCGGTAAATTTATCTCAATAACATAGAATGAATCTTTTCATATGCTTGACCGTGTTTCTGATCATATACTTGTAATCTCTGTATTCTATTCTGTTCTGCTTTCTGTTCTTCTATTTTCTGTAATGCGAAAAGTTGTTCGTCCTGTTGATTCATTGTATAAGATATATTACTTCTCTGTGCTTTAATCTGATTCATTGATCCAGAACGATCACCTATATCAACAGATGAAGTATCTATTAACATAGAACCATCGGTAAAGGCCTGTTTATAATCTGTAAAAGATAAATTATCGGTAGTTCCTCCGAAATTACTAATTTTTCCCTGTCCGAGTGTCATTAAAGAATCTTGATTCTGCATTGATATTCTTACTTCGGGTTCTTTATATTGAACCATCTGATTACCGGTTTTATGTGATTGATCTTTTTTATATTGCTCGAATGTAGCATTAAACATATCTTTATTAAATCCATTCTGAAATAATTTTTTCTGTTCTAATTCTGGATTATGATTCTTTTCCATCCAAGATCCGTAACCATCGTCATAAACTTCCGGTATTTTATTTTCTTCGTAAATTCTATTGAATACATCTGCATCAAAATTATCTGTCATATTGGTATTTATCATTGGTTTATTAGATTGTTGTTGTGTATACTCTCTGGACATATTTCTTAGATCTTGATGAGAATGAGAATTATCTTTTTCTTTTAATTTTTTAGTTAAAAGAGTATAAGCAATAGATACAAGTTGAAATTTCGCCTGTGTCCCCCCTCTATCTGGATGAGTTTTCATTGCTGCTTTAAGATATGCTTTTTTCAATGTTTTTTCGTCATAATTTTTAGAAATCCCTAATATCTTATAGGGATCAAATTTAGGTCTGGTTGCGGGGGGTAATTGAGGTAATTGTGTCTGAGTTGAGGGCATGAAACCTTGGTTAGACGACTGACTGCCCGACTGACTGCCCGACTGACTGCCCAACATCCTCCGTCCATTTTCATAATTCTGGTTAACGATACCTTGTTGAAATGCCATATTAGGGGATATTGGTTGAGTTTCAAGATTATATTTATATAATTCATTTATCTGTTGTTGTTGTTTGAATATAAGATCTTGTTGTTGTTGAATATAAGAAGCATAAATTGATTGTTGAGAATCTTTCGTTGGAGTATTTCCCATTATAATATTTTAAATTTAAAATATTGTAGAATTTAAATTTAAATCTTCACCTTGTATTAATCCAATCATTATTCCAATAAATACGAAATTAAAACATGTAATTATTCCACATACTAAACAGCATTCTTTATGTTGTAATTTATCAATATCTTGATTTTCTGTAATAAGGGAATTATGATTTGAAACAATGAATCTATTATTCATTTAAATAAATTATCTGTTTATTATTTAAGTAATGAATCCATCCCTTGAAAATAAATTTAATAATCCAGATTTCGATAATCATTATCAAGGTGAAGATTATTCCAATAATTATGATTACCAAGGTAATTCAACTCTAACAGATGTTGAAGTACAATTAATGATACCAATAATAATGTTCTCGTCGTGTTTTATGCCTATTTATTATTGCTTTAAAGCATGTGATTTATATAAATACTGTAAGACAAGACTAAAAGAAATATCTTTAACTGAGATATTAATTGAAGATACTAACGATAATTGTTCAATCTGCTTGGAGAATTATAAAAAAAATGATAAATGCGTAAGACTTAATTGTTCGCATATTTTTCATAAAAAATGCCTGAATGAATGGTTCAAGAATAGAATAGATAAATCAGAGGAATTAACTTGCCCTCTATGTAGAAATAATTTTATAAGTTAAATTATAACTATGTCGGTTCATAAAATAGTAAAAGGTGCGAAATATCAGAAAAGACCATCTGCTTCTTATTTTTATAAAAAGCTTAAGGTTCCCGTCGGTTACATTGTTGAATATAGACCGCGGAAAGGGGGTAAAATGATAAAACACTCTTTACAATTAAGGAAGAATGGTTCTCCTTATTGGAAAGCTGAAGAGAAGCTTTCCAAAAAGAGAACCAATAAGTCTAGAACTAAATATAAAGGCAAGAAAAGGAGTATTTCCAAGAGAAATAAAAAAAGAACAAAACGAAGATCTTCTAATAGAACGAAAAGATTAAGGGGGGGTGCATGATTTAAAAGAAAAGTAAATTCTTTATTTAAGGGAATCCAATCGGGTGGTCTTAAAACCTCGTGATCTTGAAAGAATCCCCTATAAAATCAATACAAGATTTACCATGACGATTAAATCTTACAATTATAAGATTTAAACTGAGTTTATTTAAATTTGATTTTAATTTAAAAATATAACAATAATATCAATTATAGTATGAAGTTACTCCTTAAAGCGTTAAACGATGACGTAAGATCTCTCTATGAAGGACACTCTTCTTATAATGACGGTGATTCTGGATTGGATTTATTCTTTCCCGAAGATGTAACACTTAAGTATGGTGATTGCGGTGTAAAGGTTGATTTACAGATTCAATGTGAAGGACTTAATGATTCAGAGGAAAAGAATATTTCATATTATCTTTATCCTCGTTCATCTATTTCCAAGACACCAATTAGAATGGCCAATTCGGTTGGAATCATTGATGCGGGATACAGGGGGAATATTATTGTTGCCCTGGATCACATTAATCCTAATATTCCTGAATTTACTATCCAGAAAGGTACGCGTCTATTCCAGATCTGCGGTCCTACATTAGAACCTATTTCTCTAGAAGTAGTGGGATCTCTTTCGGACACAGATAGGGGGAACGGTGGATTCGGTAGTACAGGACAATAATTTACAGTTAATTTTCTATACTTAATATTATGAGGGAAATCTTATTTCTGTGTTTATTTTTTTATCTGATATTAAAATGTCAGAATAAAGAAGGTTTTTATAGTTCATTTTATAATAAATTAACTAATATTCATCAGACCAATTTAAATACGGATAATAAATATCCAGATAGAACTATTTATTATCCAGTTGCGAATCATAATAAGATAAAATATGGAAATACAGAACAAGAATTAATCGGGAATTATAATTACAGAGTAATTAAAAATACTATTAAAGAACCACAACATGGTCCATATTCAGCTTTCTTAGATGTTAACAAGTTAAGGAATTATGATCATTTTTATCATGCTCCAATTACAGATAAAAGATACAGTAAAGATTTTAAATATGATAGATATTTAAGAGAGGATGGACAAGAAATAATTCAACAGGGGGATGATAAATATCAATTATATAAAAAACAAGAGGAAATAGAAGGACAAGATTTCAATCCATTCGATTTATTGGGTCATCCACATAATAATTCTAAAATATTATATAGTGACGAGATCCAAGATAGATTTTTAAAAATCAAAGGAGAAACGAATAGACACACTCATATAGGAAATTATGGACCCGGATTTTCAAGCAATTGATTGAAACATCTGATGTGAATTCGCTAGCTTCTTAATTATATCTTCATATTTTTTTATTTTTTCATCTTTTTCTCTTG